GTCCAAACATAGATTGCATCTCTACCTCTGATTGCTCCTCTGATCTGTGATCCGTCAGCCAGTCTTTGTGTACCAGCTGTATTGGTTGCTGTAGGTGTATAAGTATTTATATCTTCTTGATCCGAGAATCTAATAAACATATCATCTTGTGTAGATGTATCTCCAATAGTTGTTTCTGTTCCAAAGAATACTAAGTGCCTATCGGGAGTTGAAACCAACATATGTCTTGATGCTGTTGGTGCACCCGATATAATAGTTGCTCTTGTGTCTGTTGCATTTGTAGCTGCAGAATTCCATTCAAATACTGCACCGTCATGAATTAAACAAATAGCTTTGTCACCAAAATTATCTAATGACCACATACCAGGCTCAAGAACTAAATCACCTGATGCAGCCTCACCCCACGCTACATAATTAGCCGTGCTAGTTACCGTATCTCCTGCACCATGAGATGCAGCCGTCGTGTTTCTCACACCTCTTGTTACACCAGTTAATTCGTTAGATGCATTGATACCTGTATATGATATTTCTTCTGTGCCTATCAAAACAAAGTTTGTACCAGAGTCTGGAAACTGTGATGCATCTGCTAATGTAATGCCTGTTGTAGCTGATGCATTTATAGCACCTGATAGTGTTGTAGTAAAAGCTCCTACTTCTTCACCACCCCAGGTTCCGAGCGACCAACCAAAACCTTTTGCTTGTACAGCTGGACCTACAGTATAGTAGTGTTGAACTCTTATGCCACCTGATGTAGTTGCACCAGATCCAGATTCGTTTGATGGCATGGTTACTGTAACAGTTGTAGATGTTGGTACAGTGGTTACCATAAATTTTTTGTTATCAAAATCAGATGAACCAAAGTTAGAACCTGTAATTGTAGAAAAGTTATCTAGTAATATAATGTCAGATGCGCTTATACCATGAGCACCACTAAAAGTTATTGTAACAGTTTGTGATCCGTTGGTCGTGGTAAATGCACTTGTAAGCGTTGTTGTAGATTTGATTGGGTGTATGTCATAAAATACACCACCTGAGTATGCATATAAAATTCTGTTTGTGCCAATGATTGCGTATTTTCGACCAAGACTATTTACATAATGATGAAGACCACGTCCTGCACCAGTTAGATTACTCTCACCTAATTGTTTCCAACCACCTATTTTTTCAGGTGTGCCATATCTAAACCTAACATTGTCACAGTCGATCCATTGACCTTCTGCTCCTGTGGGTGTGATTTGTTTATTAATACCTGGTTGAAAACCGATTTTTTGTAACATATGGCTCCATTATAATACTATTTTACAAATGATGGTAGACCCAACTTAGGTCTTCCATCAAACATATTTTTACTAGCAAATGGGCCATTTACATGATTATAATGTAGAAATACTTGGCCGCAAATGTTTCCGTCAAAAGGCTCTCGCCAATGTTCAAGATCACAACCACTATATACCAACATATCCCCTACATCAAGCACGACTTTTGTGCCTTTTGGAGCGTTGGGTTTTATAATATTTTGTCTTTCATTGATAACATTATTAGCACCTGTGCCATCGATAAATATAGGCCAAGGGTCACCACCTAAATTTAAGGTAGTTGATATCTCACAACTAGGTCTATCTTTATGTCTGTGTAGACAATCTCCTTTTTTATATGCTCTAGAATAAGAGTAGGTGGGTATCAAGTCTAGTCCTGTTTCTTTTTTCATTACAGGTAGCATTTTCATTAATAAAGTTTCCATTACAAAATCACCATAACACGAGTAAGTATTAGGTATTTGTTCATCGGTCCATGTTCCAAGTATCGGGGATTGTGAGTGTAGATTATGTGTATACATAAACTCTACAGCATCTTTTTTAAGTAAAAAATAATTAAATATAAAATTAGCTAATTCATAGGACAAAGCTTTTTTTATAATTTGATATTTAAACATTAAATCCTTTCTGTATAAAATTAAATGATACAGATATTCTTATATCATTACTCTGATTTGGTTCAACACAATGCCATAGCCATGCAGGAAATATAATTATTCTACCCTCTAGTGGATTTACACGAACTTCTCTCCATAAATGTGAAGGCGGTTCTCCTTTTTTTCTTGTAGGCATAACCATGTGTGCTGCAGATCGTGGTTCATTAAATACTATTTGTCCAGAATTTTCGGGTGCTTTAATATAATAGACACCACTAAAATGACTATTAGGATGTAAGTGTGGTCTGTTCAATGCACCAGGTGGATTTATATTAGCCCACATATTTCCCATCATTGGTTCTCTATCTAACCATTCTTCTTGAAATACTTCATTTTGCATTTTAAATAATTCATCGACCAATGGTTTAAATACAGGTATCTCATGCATAGTTGTCGGGCTATGCCAACCATTCATATTAGTTCGTTTAAGTCCTTTGTCTTTATTAGCCCAAGCAAGAACTTCTTTCTCAAAAAGTCTGTTATCTAGATTAACATCTTTAGCATAAATAATAGTTGGAAAGTATGCAGCTTTAATCATTTAAATGGTGTCCCTCCAAACCACATAACAAGTGATTTTCTATTTCCTTTAATAACTGGTTTTACTCTATGTCTTACAAATGATGCAAAAAACACTGCATGTCCTTGTTTAATCTTTGCAACTTTACCTTCACCTACTAATTCTAAATCCCCACCTTCAAATTCTGATTCTGGAGAAAGTAAACAAGTCATAGATATCTTTCGCACTGGTGGTTCGTGTTGACAATTTACATCATTATCAACATGCCACTCATAGAACCCACCCTCTGGATACTCTGTATATTGTGCCATTTCTGTAATTTGCATTCCATCAAAACCAAAATGATTACCGTTAGTTGTTTTCATAACTTGTTCTATTTTTTTATACATAGGTTGCATTTTTTTAAAAGGTATCCAACTAATATGTGATGTTCTTGTTTTAGTATCTAACACACCACCTTTAATTCCCTTATTACTTCCAACAGATGCATCATTTTTAGGTTCAGATCTTCCTGCGTTAATTATATCTTGACATTGTTTAGGTGTAAAAATTGGTTGTGTAGTTTCAACTATATAAGATTTCCATCGTGGTTCTGTTATCATACTAATATCCGTATTCTACCCATCCCGTTATTATATATTTATCATTTGATAAAGGAGGGTTGCCTCTATGAACATGTGTAAACTGTGCAGGCCAAACTAGTAATGTATTTTTTTCTGGTTTAAATCTACACTTTTGATATAAAAATTCTGTTTCTCCACCTTCTGCAACATCGTTAAGATAAACACTAAAAGCTAATATTCTATTTCTAGCTTGCATTTCTGCGTTTTCACAATGCCAAGTATGATAACCTTCTCCAACTTTAGTTTTTTGAATTTTAACTTCTAGTATATTATGAGTAGATAATTTTTTTAAATATGAATATTTTTGAACATATAGTGGATATACTTCATTAAAAAATCCTTCTATAAAAGGTTTATTAGTATAAGTTAATGCAACATTGGTTTCTCTTATTGTATCTATTGCATTATCAGATACTAACATCTCATCTTCTTTTCTGGGATGTATTGCACCTTGTTGCTCGCACTTATTAAAATAATTCATATAGTCATTTATTAATTCATCCGGCATAAAATTTTTAAATATACCTATGTGATTATCTATGTAATATTGTTGATCCATTAGTTAGCACCTCTGTTTTTTATTGGATCAAATTCTACATCCATATTTGCAGCAAGAGTTCGTCTTACTTCATCGGTGCCATTAAAAGGATAAACACAGTGTCTCATGTCATATGGAAAAATATAAAAGTCTCTAAGATCCATTGGTGGTTGATAATCTATTTTTGCAAACTGACCATTAGCTGCACCTAATATTTGTAATCTACCATTCTGTTGTATATGTTCTGCTGAATATTCTCTACCATATGTTGAGGGTAATTTTAAAATCATCACACTAGATAGACCTGTAAACAACATGCCTCTGTGAATATGTGCAGGATTATATTCATGTTGTTTCATTTCATTAACCCAAATAGAATTTAAATGTGTTTCATAATCTTTTATTTTGTTAAATGCTAAATAGTGTTTAAACATTTCTATAAAATAATTTGTTACATCTTTCGGTAGCATATTATGATTTTTTACCTTGGATTGATCTTTGCCATGATAAAATAAAGAATGTTCTTTTTCTATTTTACCGACTAGTTGACCATTTGCAGGTGCAAGATTATGATAGTTCGTTTCGTATATATAGTTAATACTATTAAAGATATCTAAAGGTACTTGATATTTTAAAATAGATTGACCTAAGAATACAAAATCAAACTTTAGGTTTTCCATGTTGTTCAATCTGTTCTTTCTCTTGATAACTACTTTCTAATTCACCAGATTTTTTAATTCTCTGTAGAGATTGCAGTTGTCCCATTACATTAAATACTTCAGCCTCACTTGAGTTTTGATTTAATGTTTTAGCTTTTTCATGATATTGTAAACCATAAGATTCTAATTGGTGAACGTTAACATCTTTATCATTAAACGATCCATCGTTAAATTCTTTTTTTAGTTTAGACCACATTTTAATTTCACGCATTCTATGCTTTGCAACTTTTTCCATGGATGCTTTACTAAATCTACATTCGTCTAAATCTATTTGATATTTAGTTCTTTTGTATTCGTCCTCTTCTTTTTCAATTTTTTTTTCTAACCAAGTTATCTTTGCTTCGTTTCTTCTATAATCAAATGATAGTGTCATAAGATTATCTAAATAACTAGATTGCTCTCTTACACACTGCCAATACTTTGCAGCTTTAGTTGGATATCTATTATCTTGTAATACAGAAAACCTTGCTTCTGTTTCCGTTCGAAACATTTGTTTCTTGGTCCATGTATCGCGAAGCTCGTCCACCATACCTTTAAATGATGACAAATCTTCTTGTGTTAATAGATTATTTAAATGTGGTTCTTCACCTTGTATTACTTCTCTTACATCTTTTTTCATATCTTTATCCTTTATAATTAAATGTAATATATATTATTTAAAATATATTACAAGTCCTATGAATCGGTAAATGTTCTAGTAACAGCAGTGCCTACAACCCATTCTTCTGTTGAACCTAGTTGAGGTGGTCCTTCTCCACCGAAAGCTAAATTTGATGTAGGAGAACCTGCTGTTGCGCTTGCTGCACCTACTCTTGCAGTATTTAAATCATTTTGCTCAGACCAGTTTGTTCCATTCCATTCTTCTGTTTTACCTGATGATGGCCCTGATCCTGGTTGTCCACCAAAAACTAATTGAGCTGAATTACTTGGTCCACTTCCTTTAATATTATATCTTGCTTCATTTAAATCATTTACTTCAGTCCAATTTGTTCCATTCCAAGACTCTGTTAAATCCTGTGCTGCAGTCGTATATCCACCAGAAGCTAAAGCTGATGTATAAGTTCCTCCACCTGCGAGTGAATACCTCGCTGTGTTTATATCATTAACCTCAGTCCAGTTTGTTCCATTCCATGATTCAGTTTTACCTGTATTTCCTGGTTCCCACCCTGCAAAAGCTAATGCTGCTGTAGCAACTACTCCAGCACTTCCAATAGAGTTTCTTGATTGATTTAAATCATTAACCTCAGTCCATGAAGATCCATTCCAATTTTCTGTTTGTGCTCTATTTGGAGGATCACTTGTTCCACCAAAAGCTAAAGCAGCTGTGTTGCTGGCTCCTGCACTACCTAGTAAAATTCTTGCAGTATTTAAATCTGATACTTCAGACCAGTTTGTTCCATTCCATGACTCTGTTAAAGCACTATTCGGTGAAGGGTTTCCACCAAATGCTACCGCAGATGTAGCTGTTCCTGCACCCCCAAGAGATTTTCTAGCAGTATTCATAGAATTAACCGTAGACCAAGATCCTGTGGTTGTAACAGCTCGACCTTTTACAGCTTGATCAGTTGAGTTATACCAAACTTGTCCTTCAATAGGATTTGATGGATCTGATGATACTATTTCAATTTGTGTTCCTCTTATTTCTTTGTATGTTGTCATAATTAATCTGTGCTTATTGTTTTAGTTACATTTGATGGAACATTCCATTCTTCTGTTTGTCCTCCAGTTGGAGGAGTTCCTGCAAAAGCTAAGCTAGCTGTTGTTGTTCCTGCTCCTGCTAAACCATTTCTTCCAGCGTTTAAATCAGCAACCTCCACCCAAGATACACCATTCCAATCTTCTGTTACTCCTTGAGTTGCTGGTGGGTTTCTTCCAAAAGCTAAAGCTGCTGTGTAAGTTCCAGACACTGCTAAACCATATCCTGCAGTATTTAAATCATTTACTTCAGTCCAATTAGTACCATTCCAAGATTCTGTTTTTGCAGTAGTATTAGGGTCAAAATCATAACCACCAACACATAATGCTGCTGTAGCAATTCCAGTTCCTCCAGGAATTATTCTACCAGTGTTTAAGTCATTAACTTCAGTCCAATTAGTTCCATTCCATGATTCTGTTAAATCTTGTGGTCTTGGAGAACCAGGTAATATGTCTCCAGCAAAACATAAAGCTGATGTGTTACTCGCTCCTGCTCCTGCTACGCTACGTCTTGCTGTATTTAGATCATTAACTTCAGTCCAATTTGTGCCATTCCAACTTTCTGTTACAGCTACGTTTGTAGTTGATGGATTGTTTCCAGCAAAAGCTACAGCTGAAGTAGATGTTCCTCCACCTCTTAAACCTTCTCTGCCAGTATTTAAATCATTAACTTCAGTCCAGTTAGTTCCAGCCCACAATTCTGTTTGTGTTGCAAAATTATCTCCTGGAGGATGGTTTCCTCCAAAACCTAATGCTGCTGTTTGTGTACCTACACCTCCTAAATTGTATCGTGCTAAATTCATAACATTACTTGTAGACCAAGCACCAACTGCTGCTCCCGCACCTGTCCATTCTTCCACAGCTGCTGTGTCAGGATTACCGCCAATAGCAAGTGCATTTGCTGTTGTTCCACTTCCTCCCAAAGAATCTACTGCTGTGCTTAAATCATTTGTTTCAGTCCAGTTTGTGCCATTCCAAAGTTCTGTTTGAGTGCCGACAGAAGGTCTAGGACTTCCACCAAAACAAAGTGCATCAGTGCTACTAGGTCCAGTTCCACTTATATATTGTTTAGCAGTGTTTAAATTATTTACTTCTGTCCAGTTAGTTCCATTCCAAGTTTCTGTATTAGCAGTTCCAGGAGGAACATTTCCTCCAAAACATATAGCAGCCGTACTTGAATTTCCTGCTCCATAAGCAGCATATTTTGATTGATTTAAATCATTGACTTCTGTCCAATTTGATCCATTCCAAACTTCGGTGTTAGCCACTCTATTAGGTCCAGTTCCATCTCCTGCAAATATTAACGCATTAGTATATGGTGCATTGCCAGTCATACCCATAAGACCTCTTGAAGTGTTTGCGTCATTAACTTCTGTCCAGTTAGTTCCGTTCCAAGTCTCTGTTAAATTAGTATAATATGGTGGGCCAGGAATATTTTGTCCACCAGCGTAAAGACCTGCCGTGTAAGTTGCTCCCATTCCAGCTCCTGCTGTTCTAGCAGTGGTTAAATTGTTTACTTCAGTCCAGTTACTTCCATTCCAATATTCTGTTTCATTTTTAAATCCAGGACCTCCACCTGCTGCTATTGTAGCTGTATAAGTACCAAATGCACGTGCTTGTTGTCGGGCTGTATTCAAAGGAACACCAGTTCTCCATGAACCAGCTGATGTTACATTTGGATATACAAACTTTAATGCATTATCAGTCTCATTATACCACACTTCTCCCTCATTTGGGTTATCAGGATTTGTAGTATAATTTTGTATTTTTATACCATGTTTGCCTAAATACGTAGCCATCTAATTTTTATTCCTCTAATGTTATGTCAGCAGGTCTTTCGTTCGTAGGCTCAGCTTTTTGTTCATCAGTCTGAGCATCCCATGCAGCTTGTGCTGCTTGAACTTCTGCATCAACTAATGCTTGAGCCTCGTCTTTTGTTTTGACTGTGCCCGCTACTTTGGCGATCCAAAGATTAGCATGTTTGTTATATGCAGGAACTTGCCAAACATTCGCTGGATAGCCTTTAAACGTGATTCTGTTAGATTCAACGTGATCGATGAAACCCTTTCCCCAGTTTTCTGCTACACAGTATTGATATGTTTTTGCCATAGTTTTCTCCTTTTATTAATCTGTTAATGTTTTTATCACATTTGATGGAACATTCCACTCTTCTGTTACCGCTAATACAGGTGGCCCAGAACCACCAAAATTTACAGCTGCTGGATTACTTTGATAACCTCCTGAAGCATTAGTCTGACTTGCTGTATTTAAATCATTGAGTTCTGTCCAGTTTGTTCCATTCCAACTTTCTGTATTTGCAATTGATGCACCTGGAGAACCTCTTCCTCCAAAAGCTAACCCTGATGTTTGAATTCCAGAGCCAGCTCCAAAATCTCTTGCTGTATTTAAATTATTAACTTCTGTCCAGTTGGTTCCATTCCAAGATTCTGTTTCATTTTTTTGAGGATCAGAACCACCAAAAATTATACCAGCTGGTTGAGTTCCAAACCCAGCCATTCCACGTCTTGCAGTATTTAAGTCATTAACCTCAGTCCAATTCGTACCATTCCATGATTCTGTTGCTGCAGTAGCAGGTGTTCCACCACAAATTATACCTGCTGTTGAGGTTCCAAAATCACCATATCCATCATGACTTGAACGATTCATATCATTTACTTCAGTCCAGTTACTTCCATTCCAAGACTCACATAAATTAGTGTTTCCTGCAGGATCATTTCTATATCCAGCAGCGACTATTGCTGCAGTATTACTAGCACCAAAACCAGCAACACCTCTTCTTGGAGAGTTCATATCATTTACTTCAGTCCAATTTGTTCCATTATAAGATTCTGTAAGAGCATCACTTCCAGTAGGACCTGTAGAATGCGGTCCTTGTCCAGCAAAAGCTAAAGCCGATGTTTGAATTCCAGCTCCACCTAATGAAGATCTTGCAGTGTTCATACTGTTTGCTGTAGACCAAGCACCCGTATTATCTACATATTGATATTTGAAATCTTTGTTAGTGCTATCGTACCATAGCTCACCGTCCACGGCTCCTGGGTAATTTCCAGCGTAGTTGACAACCGCTGTCCCGACTTTCTGCTTATATGTAGCCATAATTATTTATTCTTCAGCAGCCACCCTTGTGTAGAATCCGTATACACTAAAGTATTCCCTGCTCTTTCTACCGAAACTGTTAAATTGTCTGTTGATCCAAGTATTTTTTCTGAACCATTTGCAGCAATTGTAAATGTGTAAGAATCAAAAGTTCCTGCATAATCGATAAATACAACCTCATCTCCAATACTTCCTGCAGGTAAAGTCATTGTTATTGTATTACTTGTAGTATTTACAAAATATCCTTCACCAGCTGCAGCTGTAAAATCAGAAGTTTTTACTGCCTGCCAAGAAGTTCCGCCACCAATATATGTTTTAATTCTAGATGCAGCGACTTTTCTGTTTGTACCACCTGCTCCATCATCGACTATAAATAAATCTGCATCAACTAAATCAGCACCAATATCTGTTCCACCATCTATATCTATAGCAGCTAAAGGTAAAGTCCCTGTATCACCACTTCCAATTATATTTCCTGTTGCACTTGGTAAAGTTAATACCGCTGAACTACCTACTGAGTGTGCAGGACTTTTTACCTGAACCCCGTGGCTGTTATTTTCACAATTAAATTGAATTGTACCTGGGTTGTCATTACCTCTAATAGTTACATGACCAGTTCCTTTTGCTTCTATGTCAAGATCTATATTACTGTCACCGCCTGTAGCTTGTAATTTAGGACCACTACCTGTTGCAGCATTTGTTATATCAAATTGGTTTACTGCAGATGATGTTGTTTGAAATATGATTTGTTCGTTTCCATTTTCATCATTAATTCCATGCGCATCATCAAAAGCTATATTAAAATCATTTGTATCTAAATCTCCACCTAATTGTGGTGATGTATCATCTACAACATCTCCACCAGTTTGAATTTCTACTATGTTTGGGTTTGTTGAATCATCTGCCGTTGCTTGTACAATAGCAGTTTTTTTGTTTGTGGCTGAAAAAGTAAATGTAGAACCAGATCCTGATGCATATTTAAATTGAACTGTGTATGCTCCTGAAGTTGAATTTTTTAAAATATAAAAAGTTTGAACATCTAAAGGTATTGTAACAATTTGATTTCCAGTAATTGTTCCTGTAAATTCGATCATTCTGTGTGCAAGTTCTGCGTTTAATGATCCATCACTGACAGCTAAAGCTGTAGTTTGTGCACCACCTGCTATAGATTTTTGAATATACCCACCAGTTATTTGTTCTATGAGTTGTAAATTTGTATTAGTTTTTGTTCCCCATGTACCGGCATTTTCACCAGTTGCTTGAAGTTCTACACCTAATGGTGTGTATGTTGATGCCATAAAAAATTCTCCTACGCTGCTACGTCGTTATAACTTGTATTTGATCCAGTTGCAACATCCGAATACGTATCGTTCGAACCCGTTGAAACATTACTATATGACGTATTTGAACCAGTGTCAACATCGCCATATGCAAAAATATCTACAGTTCCAATCCTTGTAGTTATTGATTGACCTGTTAATCCAACAATAATATCAGTTAAACTTATAGATCCAACACTAGCACTAAATGATTGACCGGTTAA